CGTCCTGTGATAACGGCAAAATAATGCCATACATCGGCTTTGGTGTTTTTCCTCCTGGTATCCACTTTCCTGTTGGATCATAATGGCCTGGCGTTTCTACCATGACGGAAAAATCAACTCTAAACTCGTCAACGAAATCTGCAAATTCGAAATGTTTTCCCATCTATTCCACCTCAATCAATTTCGTGTCTTATCGCACCAATCATGCGCCCGGTATCGTGCAATGGATTGTTCGAACCTTTTACAGCAGATGTAATTTTCCCGTTTGGCGGGCTTGAAATCGTTCGCGCATGTCTTTGAATCATACCCGCGAATTCCCTGCCAATCATATCAGCAAATATTTCCGGATTGATATTGAAGTTAACCACATCATCAATCAAATTTTCAATCTTGTCACTAATCTTATCAACGTTCTGATCGAATCCAGTTCGAATAAAGGAACGTTCCGGGATATGGACGGATTTAGTTAACCAAAACACGTTAACGACTTTCTTCCCTGCTTTTCTAGCTAAAAACGCTGAATTTTCATCTTTCTTGTAAAAGAATAAATCCGGAAAATCGGACGCCCTTTTCCCTTTCGCTGCCCGTATCAGTGGAATCGTTAACCACTGCGCGCCCTTAGGTGTGATTGTCGCACCATATTCATGCACATGAGCGATAGTCACTAAATCAGCATCGTTTGGATACGCATAATTGTCTGCACCAAATATACCGACTTTTATTTCTTTTCTGCCTAACTTTTCAAGTACCTTTGTCAGTTTCGGAATATTATTTGTACCTCTAAATGTCACACCCATTTATTTGTACGTCACTTTCTTGCCTCTTCTGTACGCGTTTAATCTATTATAACCTGCTGTACTTGTGCCACCTTGGAAAAACGATTTGCTCATATCTCCTAAAGACTGCGACGCAACGTTATGTTGTTCGCTTGATCCCTTCACAAGTAACGCAATGCCCATTTGCGCGCCGTCCGGAATCTCTAATTCACCTGTTGCGTTTAAAAAATCCCAGTTACAATACATTTTCGCCTCATCAATCGCAGCGTTTAACCGCTTTTGATACATGGGTTGCTGATCAACCGGGATTGTAATACCTAAACATAATTCGAGATCATTTAAGTTCATCTTGAAGTTTCTCTCTTAATTTTTGTTCACCAGTGTTATGGGCATATTTCACACCTAACTTATCTAATTCTTTTCTAACCTGCTTTAACGTTAATTTTGACACGTCCACCGCTTCTTCTACTGCGCCTTCTGTCTCTTCTAGTACATTTGTATCCTCTTGCTTTTGTAACGCATTCTTTGCCTCTAATTTCGCCAATTCACGGCGTCTTCTTTGGAATCCTGCTAAACTCATGTTATATCCCCCTTTAATTTCTGTTTAGTTTTAAAATAACCGTCCCTTCCTGGTCCGATGTTAAAACAGAATGCTTACCATTAAAATCACTTTCCACTCCTGCGAATTGCAATATTTTTTCTTCTGCTGTCAATACCATTAGTTGCCCTGCATCGCGTTTTTCAGCGATGTACTGACAAAGTGCCTCGAAATTCGCCGCTGTCCAATTGTACTGACCGGGCGTAGTAGCTTCTATATCATGAAACGTCATGTTGTACCCCATCTTTTTAGAAATAATGCTATCTACTTCGCCTTTAACCTTGTCTAAAGTATCCACATTCTCGATAGAACGATATCCGGATAACAACGGATCATCTGCCGGGATTGAATCATAAACAGGTATTTGTCTGTACACACGTGCATATAAGAAACGTTTCAATGCCTCTTCTCGTGCGATATCGGACCATCCGCCCAATGGTGCTGCAAAGAAATAAGAACCACTATAAAAACCGTGATTTCGAAGCTTTCGTTGCGAATCGTCAAACTCTTTTATAATTTGCTCTCGTGTTAATGTCGAGATGTTTTGGTGTAAGTCCGTATGACTTCCTATGGTCCAACCTGCTTGGCGGAATTCCTGCAATTGCCCCCAAGTCATATAACCAGGAGTGCCGACACGGCTCGTTATAACGTAGATAGTACCTTTTAAACTGTACTTCTCCATAATCGGAAACGCGTTTTTATATACAGATATAAGCGAATCATCAAAATCCATGTTCAATATACCGCATTGTACATTCCTCGTGCTGATCTTCGCTAAGTTAACACTTGCCACTGCTGAAGATGAAATGGTGATAGCGATGAATACTTTGGTAATATTATCCCACGTAGGCGTACCATCGTTTACAGTAAACTCGCCTTTATTTACACGGATTCTTTTCCAACCTTCTTTTTGTCCTGTTGAACTATTAATATATCTATATAAATCTGCTTTGAAAGATCCATTCGCACCGGAATATAGCCGTAAATTAGAGTTTGCACCTACGTTATTTCCACCGGTCACGTATAAAATCAATTCAACGTAATCAACATTCGTAAAATCTATTGGCGTAGTAAGATCGTAATTCCCGTATGGGCTGCCCTGTCCTACCTGGTGATCGAACTTAATTGTATTTTGCCCCTCATATTTAATTGTACTATCTGTCGTTACTTGTAGTTTCGTTACCCACTTTGTTGCGTCATTTGCGGTTAATACTAATTTATTAGCCGTATCATATAACAATGGCAATGGTGGGAAACTAGAATACACTTTGTTTTTCTCTACCTTTGTTTGCATTGCGTCAATCCGTTGTTTTGCAGTAGTGTATACGACCCCGTTAATATCGTTTCGCATATCAACGATCTCTGTATTGGAATTGCCTGCGTTTGCGACTATATTATCTACCCGTTGGGATAACCCGGACAACGCCCCTTTAGCTTCCGACGCTGCTGCTTCTGACATCTCTTTTGCTGCTTGTATTGCTTGCATTTGCGCTTCACTTTGATTAGCGCCTGTACCGACACGAATAGAAACCATACCCGCCATGTACACCACTCCTTTATTTTCGTATTAAAAAAAGGACGGGATAAACTCCCATCCCTTGAAGGATTAATCAGTAATTTTAAATTTGTGTTTAACAATGCGGATTGCTTTTTTGTCGTATACAAGACTCCAGTTTGTGCCTGTTGCTAATTCTGCATTTGTTGGGAATGTTCCAGTAACCGCTGTTTCAGTCCACTTAATACCGCGTGGGTGTAACATAAAGATACGACGGTTAATTAAGAAATCTTCACCACTTGATGATAGAGAATCACGATCTGTTTCAGTTCCTACAATGTTAGGATGTGAACCGTTACCCATCGCAAGCGCACCTGCTCCGAATAAGTACATTTCAGCAACTTTAGTTCCGGCGTTAAACGCCATTGCATCATCAATAATAACGCGTTTACCCATGAAGTAAGGAATTTTGACAGGTTGTTGTAACTCGTTCACCGTTTCATGATATTGAATCAATTGACGTTTAACAAGATACGATTCAACTGCACTATGCATCATAACGCCCGTTAATGAATCTTTTGCATCACCTAATTTTTGAGTAGCATCGACAAATGTGCTTCCTGTTAAAACTGCTTTTGCTGCATCTGCATCTGCTGAAACGTCATGTACTAACGCAGCCATGGACGCTGACGCGAATACGCCTTCTAATGTTTTAAGTAAGAATTTTTGGTCTTCTCGTACCCAGTAACTAGAAACGAGATTACCAATAGCGCCCATTGGATCATCACCAGATAATAAAGAAGATAAACCGTTTGCTCCCCACGCACGCGCACGTCCATGTTTACGGGCTTGGTCTTTGTTAGAACCGATCTTGTCCGGTGTTAACGCGCCAGAATCGCTCATTACCTCAGAATCACCCGTTAAATCATTCCAGTAAGGCATATTTACTAATGTATTCGGTCCACTTGCTAATGCGTCAAATTCGGCATTGTTGTCAATGATGCCGGATTGAACAAGTGCTGATTTTTCCATAGTTTTATTGATTACATAGTTTGTAAAGACCGTTGGTTGAATAACGTCTGCAATACGTGTGATTGCCATATTATTTCACTCTCCTAATATTTTAATGGTGTACCGGATTGTTTCGCTAATACTCGTGCTTGTTCCGGGTTTTCTGCGAACATTTTACCTTGTTCTGTTAAAGTCATTTCTGACCATTTCTTCACGCCACCTGTTCCACCTTTTCCGCCTGGTGGTGGTGTGCTGCCTGCTTCTTTGAATCTAGCGTCGACGTCCCTTTTGACTCCTGCTTTTATCGA